TTGCCATTGCTCTATATCGAAAAGAGTTTTGGGACAAGTTCGGCTTCGGTGCCATCTTAGACCAAACGGCGGCAACAAAGTGTATGGACTGTGCAGTGAACTGCGGCCCCAAGCGTTCCGCCAAGATCTCCCAAGGTGCTGTCAACACTTTGCTCCCAAGAAAGCTTGTGATTGATGGAGCGTTCGGCCCCATGACCTATGGCGCTATCAACTCTTTGGACCCTCGCAAATTTGTCAAGGCGATGTCAGTAGTCATGGCGGATTACTACAACTCAATCGCCATCTCTCGTCCGCAAAATTCCAAGTTTCTACCTTGTTGGCTTAAACGGGCTAAGTGGGGTGTGATGGAATCAAAGTAGAAGGTCGCCCGAGTAGCTCAGTTGGTAGAGCGCCAGCCTTGTAAACTGGGGGTCGTCGGTTCGATTCCGACCTCGGGCTTATCCACTAAAAGGTCGTTCCTAATAACGGCATACCACCCCTAGGCGCTCTGATTGCGAGAGTTTCCTAGGGGTTTTGTGTTTGTGCTATAAATTAGGCCTACACGAAAAGCCCACCTCGTCTTAGGAGACAGGTCAATTTCGACACCTTCGACCTGCCATTACTTCGACGTCATTAGGTTGACCCAAGTTGCATCGGCGAAGTACCTGCCGTCAACACTCCAGTTGGCGTGCATAGGCGCCAGAAGACGCGGGAGGTCGAACTCGAGGTAGTCTTTGGCGTGAAACATCTCGTGGGCCAGGGCGCTGTAATCACGACCGACTTCGATCCGACCTGGGTAGAATATACCTGAGACGTCTTGGTCGACGAAATCGTCGTGCCACCACCCGACGGGTTGAACCACCACGACGGTCGACTTCAGGTATGGAGCGCCCCAAAGCCCGGACTCAACCATGAAGTGCCATGCCTTGTCGGTCACCTCTCGACTCTTGGCGCAGTCAACCGGCTCCGAGTATCGGACTTCTGCAAAGACGTTGTCGGAGCAGACGTAATACATTTCTCCACTACACCCTATCGTCGACAACATCACTGCCGCAATCACTACCGTCTTCATGATTCAAAGATTAATGCGCCCCATTTAGGAGCGCAAGCCTTTACGGTTTCACCTGGACGTTCAGGGGGTTTGGGTAACCTTCAAGACCTTTCCGGCTCCGTTGCTCCACACCAAGACCTGGCCAGCGGCCATGCTTTCCTGAGAGTCGATCTCGAGCCGGTACACATTGCTGTAACCCACATTGCCTACGGTGGTGTTCGCGAGTTCAGCCTTGACGACGTAGCCGAGGAAGCGACCTCGTATTGGTGAAATCGGAGCTGGGTTCACCGGGTCTGAAGTCGTAATCGACCCATAGACTTCCTGGCCGACCTCTGGAAGGTACGAGGCGGGAAGCTGCCCGACGTAGACCTCGAAGTTCGCCTGACCGCCGCACCCAACAACCATTACTGCCGCTGCCATCATCATCGCGTTTCGCATGTTCGTTTCTCCTCTCCACAAGATTACTCTCGCCGAGTTTCGGGCGCAAGCCTATCGACACGCAAAGTGGAAGAGGTAGGTCAGTGTAAGCCAAGCTACGATGAAGTAAACAGTATTCCGAATCTTGATGGCCATGTGAGTCTCCGAGGTTGTCAGAGACATAGCCGACCGTCAGGGGCTTGTCAAGCCCTTCGACGAAATAGAAGTCCGAGAAGTCCGATGACCGCCAACAGACCACCCGGGCTTGTAGCGCATCCTGTTGCAGGGGCTAAGCTCTCATGCTCCAACTCGACCCAAGTCGCCCAGAAGCCGACTGCGTTCGCCCCGTAGGCGATTTTCATGTAGCCCTGGTCACCCCAAGTCGGGCCGCGAGAGTTCCTCAGAATCCAATACCCGTCTCCGTCGTTGTCGTCCCACCCGACCAACACTACCGCGTGTTGAACCGTGGTTCGAATCCCACGGAAGATTTCACCCGCCTTGTAATTCTGGAAGGCTCTGTCTGCATACACGGCGCTCCATACCGGACCGTGCTCAAAGATGGCGGCTTTGATGGCTTCGACCGTTGGCGCCACCCCGAGACTTGCCCACCTGGCCACGTGGACATCGACTTCCAAGCCGTCTTCGAGAACCACACCTCCATCAACATACATGTCGAACGCCCTACCACCTCCGAGTTCGCAACTCCAACCCCATGGATTGCTCTCGAGAAGGTGCTTCTCTGACACGTCAGGCACGTTCGAAGAGTCTGCCAAGAAGATGAGGTTTTCAACTACAGCCGCGGTAGCGTAAGCCCAACATCCACCACACGGTCCTTGGTCTTTGACCGGCGTGCACTGCGAGAAACCGCCGTCACTTGAACCACACCAAGAGAAGGAAGATGGGAGGCTGGCGACGATCAGGCTGATGAGTGTGAGCATGTGTTAGTGTGTGTAGAAGGATGACATCAGGTAGCGGAGTTCAGCGGTTGCTTCATCTCGAGCCATTTCGACAGCTTCGGCGTACGTCTTGCCGGACCTTACGGCTTGAGCGAACGTCTTCTGGTAGGCCGATGTGAAAACCTCGCGTTCGGATTCGGTCACAGCGTCGGAGGGCGCTGTCACTCTGCCTTGATTCGACAGGGCGATTGTCTTGGGGGCCATCAGTGAACCTGGAAGCCCGAGTGGGTGAAGGTGACCATCTCGCCATCGACCATGATGGTCTCGGCGGAAATCTTCATCAGGGTGACGGTCGGCTGCGAGGCCTGGACAACGAACGCTGCTACGGGGGACATCGACATCATGACGATCGCAAGAGCCTTGATGGTCTGCATTGTGTTCTCGGGTGCTTCGGATTTGATTACTTCTCAAAGGTAACCAGCTTCGACTTCCGGCGCTACTTCTTGGGAGCCGGAGGAGGCAGCGGCGGGCGACCATCGCAGCGGCGCATCGCGAGAGCCATCCTGATGTCGTTCAACCGACCCATCTTGGCGACCGACTCTTTGGTCAGGCGAACTGTCCGGCGGGTTCTGACGAGTTTGGTTTCCATGATGGAGTGTATATCCACTTTCCGCGCCATCCTAACTGATTGAATTGCGGTTGGGGCTACTGGGTCAACCTAGGGAGGTGAGTCATCTCTGTCAACCCCCCGACCCGGAATGGATCGGAGGGTGACGTCGAAGGCGAGCATTCGCGAACTCGCCAGGTGGCCTATACCACTAATCTAGGTGGAATGGTGGGGTAAAAGGGGCTGGTTGCTCACTTACTTGAGAGAGAGACTCAGGGAATACGTCAACCCTACGTTCACCAATTAGAACACATTGCAGGATATACATCCTTGGCCCAGTGTTGGGTGGATATTGGTGGGTATACCCCGTGTTCATCAGGACTGAACGAGCTACGATCGACGTGACCCGAGTGTTTCGAGTCCTAATTACCCATATATCCCCAATAGTGTTCACATTACTGGGGTGCCAGCGGGAGGTTTGTACGGCAATGCCTACTGGCAGTGCGGCCGGCACATACCCGTACCCCTGACTATTACTGTAGGTGCCAGTTGTCCAGCTATTGCAATCGTTCGACTCAAAGTATCGAAAATCCAACAGCCCGTGGTTACCTGCATAGTTGGTAAATCTCAGACAAGTATCATCGATCGCACCGGTATTTGCGTTAATGGGCCAAAATACACCCAAAGACTTTGATAGCAGACAAGCCGCAACGGTCGAGCCGTCTCCATTTAACGGATAACCACCGAGCGGGATGGTTTGGTAATGCCCCACTACAACTTCTAGTTCGTCCTTCCACACAAACCCGGGCCCCATGTCGCCCTTGGGTCCGGCATTCCCCTGAACACCTTGCGGACCTGGCACCCCTTGAACACCTTGCGGACCTATCGCTCCGGTGGCTCCTATTGCGCCGTATGGGCCTTGAAGCCCCCCCTCTCCCATGTCGCCCTTGGGTCCGGCATTCCCCTGAACACCTTGCGGACCTGGCATCCCAGCATCACCCTGCAACCCCTGAGGACCTTGAAGCCCCATATCACCCCTACCACCTTGAAACCCAGTATTTCCTTGTGGGCCTTGTGGACCGGTCGCTCCGGTTGCACCTGTATCGCCCTTGGGTCCGGCAAATCCTGTCCCTGTCGCGCCTTGAACACCTGGCGAGCCCTGTGGCCCAGTGAACCCGGTGAACCCTCTCTCCCCCTGAGGACCGACAGCACCCGTTTCTCCGCGAGGTCCGATGGGGCCTTGACTACCGGACGAACCATTTTGAGGATCTGGACACCCGGTCAACACGACAGCAATGGCGACGAAAACTAACTTGAGCATGGCAGGTTCCTTGAGGTGAAGTTGACCTGGCAGGTAGTTATCCTGCATTTACTGCGGTACTTCTTCCCACCCACCAAATATACTCGGCGGGCAATTCGGTGTCAACTACTTCGACTGCGAAACCGCCAAGAGGTCGGTGTATTCGATGGCGGCTTGGACCCACGCAATCGGCCGAGCTGTAGGGGCCACCATGGCACGAACGATGACATCGAAGTCGGCTGCACAGAACGGCTTCGAATGGGTGGCGATGGCTTCGTTCCTGATGGCGCGGTATGCGGCTCTGCATTGCGATGTCGTTGGCATCCTCAAGTGTAACGACCACGAGTTTCCGGCGCTACTTCCTCGTGATCTTCTGGCCAGCGACCTGTGAGGCCTTCTGCTGAGCCTTGAAGTCCCGGGCCTTCTGGACTGCCGCCTCACCCTGATTCTTCGCCACATCGCCCGCCTGCTTCGCCGAGACACCCTTTCGGAGTAGATTGGCGTCGACACGGGTCTTGACTTCGAAAAAGCGCAACATGCTCTGCTGAGATTGGAAGACCATGGGTCACCTGAAGAATCGGAGGTAGAGCGAGAGAAGGAGAAGTCCGATGAAGAAGTGGAGCATGACACCCTACAAGCAGATGACCGACCGATGACTCGAGTGTGACGAATCCGAACGCAGCGCGTCATGACAGCACGCTGCGAGTACTTCGCGCTCTTCTGAGATCTCGTGGACCTTCGTCAGGTAGACGCTCCGGTCGAGAATGGCGCGGTTCCTCTCGAGGTCCAGGGCATGGGCTTCGAGGGTGTGGAGGTCAGAAGCGATGCGAGCCAGGTAGTCGGTTTGGGTCGACATGGTGTTCTCCTGTGGGACTTGGATTCGCCCCACACATCAAGCCTAACGACTCGGGTTTAGCGTGTCAAGCGCCGCTGTCCTAAATTCGTCCCACGACATCGAGTCGGCATACCCACTTTGTAGGTATAAAACCGCCAATGGGTCGAAGTTCGGGTTTGCCCTGGCATCTTCTCTTACTTCTTCCCACACCGTGTCGTCAAGCATAATCCGTGCCAGTGACAATGTAGGTGTGTCGGGGTGGGCAGCTGCTAACCAGGCGTCGTCATGACCTTCGTCTGCAAGTCCTTCGAGCGTAATTCCGGGTTCGGCTTCGCGCCGAAACTCGAGATCAGCTTGTGGGGATCGGAAAAGACGCTCTTCGTAGAAGGTCATGCAGCTCATATGCCAGAAGTATTACGCTCGGGTCAAGCCCCAGATACACGAAACCCACCGTCTTAGGTGGGCTAGTGTGTGACTATGTCGGTGGATTACTTGAGCCACTTAAACCAGTCTGCCCAATGATTTGCTCGATTTGCTCGTCGCTCTTCATTCTTCTGGGCTTCAACCAAGGACGTATGCTTGTCCACATCCTCCAAACGTTGCGTCTCCTCGAAGAACTTATTAATCAGGGTGCACCGAACCTCTTGCATGACGTCTGGATCTGAAGTAGGGCCGTTGATTTTACATGAGACTTCGATGCCGTTGCGACTAACGAGTTTGGCTGTCCTGAAGGCTCCGTCGATGCGATGTATTGTGAAGCGTCCGCCGCCCCATCGGGTGCCGTTGATGGATGCCAACAGTTCCTGTGCCCGCTCTTCCGATGTCCAGCGTGGGTCGCATTTGGGATATTTGTTTGTGTCTTCTGCGTTCATCATATTTTCTCCTACAGGTTTACGTCCTACTACCCAAGTATTACGTTCGGGTCAAGCCCTCTTTCGTACGCTTCCAAATAACGACAACACGCCCGCGCTTGGTCTAATGTAAGTGCACGTAGTATACGGTGGTTGCAGTAATTACAAAGTGTGCCTCTGAACATCTTCGCCCGTTCGGAGTCGGGGAGCTTCTTCCAACCTCGGACATGCTTATGATCTGTGACATAGGCGCCTGTTTTCGACGGCTTGCCGCAAATACTGCAAACCCAGCCCTGCCGCTCAAGAGTCTCGAGCCATGTCCTCAGGCTGATCCCATACCGCTTCAAGGTGGGCGCTTGAGGTAGGATGACGTTTCTGTCAGCCGCATCGGCTTTGAGGAGGATGAGTTCAAGACCCCCGAGCAACCTAACCGCCTTGTCTTCGATGGTGAGTAGGGGCTCCATTACTTGCCCCTCAGAAAGTCCCACCCGTACCACTCGAGACTAAGCTCGGTCGGGGCCCTGCCCTGCGCCACGGTTTTCGTTTGGTCGGTGTCTATCAAAACAGCCAGGCGCCAGCCGGTGTAGCGAAGCCAGCGATTGATTCCCCACAAAGTGCATCTCATCGCGGCACCCCGAAGAAATCTAGAGGAACACCGACGCGGCCATCGGCTTCGACTTGGGCTCTGATGGTCGCCAGCAACGTCAAGGCACCCCGACACCATTCCTCGGGTGATTGAGGGGCAAAATCAGCGCGGACCGTCGCATCGAACTGGGCACCTGTGATGTCAGGTCGGAGGACGAGGGCTGCCTTCCGGGTTTGGACGTATTGTATGCGTCGAAGTTCTAGCGTTAGTTGGTCCATTGTATTACTCGCTTTCAAGGGGAAGATTGTTACTCGAGGACACCAGCATCTACGAGCGCTTGTAGGTACGTGGTTTCGTCCGTCGACTTGAAGTCCACTTTAACCTTGTGTTGCCCAGAGAGCGTGCGGAGAAGGATCAGGCGTTGCTTGGGTGAGGCACGGTTATATTGCTTTGTCGACACATTGAACACAATCGACTCGACGAGTTCCTTAAACGAATCCTTGACCCGGCTCATGTCGATGGCTTTGATGAGTTGGCGGTCGTATTCGAAAGGTCGCTTGAGGGAACGGTCAACTGTGCCAGGTGACCCTAAAACTACTGACAGATAGGGTTTGGCACTTCCCTCAAGTTCCGTAAGACGCCCCAACGCTTGCGCGTGGTCGCCTTGCAGTGTATGGAGTCTGGCGCGTAGAATTTCGATTTCTTGATCAGGTGTCATTGGAGTTTCCTTTGAGCCGACCTACCACAGATGTAGAGTCCGTGGCAAGTCGAAATCGTTAGTTGGCAAGCGGGGCTTGTGTCTCGCCTGGTAGGTCGCCAATAGTCAACCCGTAGCTGATAGTCGAAGCCTTATGCTTTTGAACCAACCCGCCTAGTTCCTTGCAGAACTTGGTGAATGTTGGCATGAGGGTTCTGCGATTCATTCTCTGGAACCAGCCGCAAAACGAGTCGTAGAGTTGTTGGGCAGAGGTCTTCCCGCCCACCGTGCATCGGTCGGCAATCCATTCTTCGATGATAGTCTTTGCTCGGAGTTCGGTGTGTTGGATCTTACGGAGTTCGGCAAGGTAGACTTGAATCGGACACACGTCAGTTTGCGACACCGATTGCCACAATGCCGCATAGTCGATTGAATTGATGACTGCGTAGTCTGCTTGAGATTGAACATGGGCATTGATCTGCCAGAAGCGGCGGGCAGATGTCGGATCATTGATGAGTTCGTTGACGGGAACGTTCGAGCCGCCGATGAATGTCGCATTGTTCGGAGGGGCTCCGTTCGACCGGTTGCTGCCTAGGACTCGGGCGGAAGCGCGCTCCATCGTAATTGCATTCTTGATACATGCGACGTCTGCCGTTGTCGACTTGCCCATTTCATCGAAGAACATGACGTAATTCCGCTCAAGACGGAAGAACTGACGTTCGTCTGCGAGGATGTCAAATGACCCTGGTGTGTCACAAACCTCACCAAGAGGGCGAATAAGAGCCTTAATTGACTCGGACTTTCCACCTCCGGTTGCACCGAAGACGATTGGCATCATGTGTTCGCGGACGGGAAGCCCGCTCATCTTTCTCTTGACCTGCCAAACGAAGTGCTTGATGACAGCCAAGTCAAGCGGGCGGATATCTCCTGTCACCGCTTGAACCCATCGACGAAGGTGAGAATCGTCGGGGGCGGCTCCTACTGGGCGAGTCAGAGCTTCTAGGGTAGACTGGCGAGTCTCGATGTCCTTCTGTTTGCGGTATACATTCCAAGCCGCCTTGATCGGGACCGACTTGACTTGAGCGACGGAATATTTGATAGCGTCAAGTAGGATGATATCTTGCAGTTCATCCGAGCTAATAGTAGCTCCGTCCTTAATTACGCCTTCAGCCCTGTAGCTGTATTTGTAGCCACCTTCGTCGATGAACTTAGAGACATGGGCTAGAACATCTGTACCAGAGAAGGGAACCTCTGTAATCTTGCCAGCTTGTTGTGCCTTGTCGGCCCACGCCTTCCCCTTCTTGCCGTTGCCGAACCACATTTGGCCGTAGCGAGCGAGTAGGGCTGAGTCGACACGGTAGCGGGCCTCGAGAAGTGTATTGGGGTTCGAAGGAAGCGCAGCGGACAGAAGCTTCTTGGTCGCGTCTTGGCCGGTGACCGCTAGGACGTCATCGATCCCCTTCGGACCGTTTGCAAGCGGGACCCACGAAACCGTTTTGCCAGATGCTACAAGCGCCTTAGCGAGTCGAACCAATTCGGCAAGCGAGTCCTTCTTAGGGTTGTTGATGTCGTTGTCATATACGATGCAGACTCCACTGACAGGCTTGAGCAAGTCGACCAAGTCAGTCTTGAGCGAGCGGACTCCGTCATTGTCTTGGGACCAACTGGAGACACCGGTCAGGCCTAGGGCTTCGAATCCTAGCATTGCAACGGCTTCTGCCTTCTTCTCGCCTTCACAGAGATAGACTGTCGATGTCGGCCCGAACTGATTAGCGTCTACATTGCATGGGATGTATGGCGGGAGAATGGTGTTGCGGCCCTGTGAGTACTTCTGGTGACACTCTTTACCGTCACGCTCATACGTATTTTCTTTGTCGAGCCGAATCCGGTAACCTCGAACCTCTGTGTTGGCGCCAACTGGCATTTCAAAGGGGATAGCCAGACCAGACGATGACCTTGAATTCGAGTCATCTTGACCGACAAGTTCGGTCGCCTCTTTGGTGTCGACCGACTTCCAGCCGAAATCGACCATAAGTTGAATGTGTTCTGATGTAAGGCCAGAAGCCTCTAGTTGTGCAATGTGGGAGTCGTTAAGCATTGTAGTCTACCTTTCCATCGGACCGCTTCTGACGGTCCTCCTTTCCGACTCCTGAAAAAGAAGGCGGCTACCGGGCGTCAGAAGTGGGAAAGGAGTTACCCCGCCCGGTAGCCTGCACCCATGTCTAGATGCTCGCCTATGAAGTTGTCCGCTACCAACCCCGCCTACAAGATGAACGATTGCGGTCCGTAAAATGATGGTCTCATAAGTCAAGGCTACTTTTGACCATTTTGAGGCTCTATAAAGACAGAGTGGGCAGAAGATTGCTCACTAATCGTAAGTGCCTGATATTACGTCATAGAATGGCAGGGAGGGAGGGAGGGTTGTTCTGCCGTTTTCCATCGGACTTCGGGCGCTAGCCATTGGTTGTCTTCGTTGTAAGGTCACTTTGTATATGTTGACGGGCGCTAGCCATGATGGAAGTCAAGACGTAGGGAGGGTTGGGAGGGTGGTTTGAGGGAAAAATGAAAACCTCCCTAATCGCAATACACGTCTAAATGCATGAAACGACTTAGGAAAGTATGATGTTAGGGAGGGATGGGAGGGTTGGGAGGGTTTTTCGAGGTCTTTCGGATTTTTCACGAAGAAAATAAAACGTAGAAAAACGAGCGACGATGGGAGGTCATCCCTCCCTACTGATCTGTGACCCTCTCAAGTCAGACATCTGTGTTTCCGAAATGTATGCAAGCGTGGTGGAAGTGTAGACATTTTGTAACGCGAGCCCACTCCCCATTCAGGCAGTAGACTTCCGAACTTAGATTTTGGGCACCTCAACCCTTAGAGGGTAGCCGAGAAACCACAGCCGTAGGAGTCACCATGGACATGTCACAGTATCTACTCACCACCCACCAAATCGAAAACCCCGCCGAGTTCGTCGAAGCCGCTGTAGAGGCCTTCGCCGACGCCCGTAACGCCCGCCTAGAGTCCACCCCCTCATCTTCCCCCACCGGGCAAGAGAAAGTCGCTCCAGTCCCCGCCCAGGACGCCAAGCGGTGCCCTAGGTGCCAGACCATCACGGCCAACTTCGGTAAGGGGAGGTGGATTTGCCGCCCGTGCTACTCCAGGTTGGTCAATGCCAAGCAGCGCCAAGGCGCCAAGCCCACAGTCTACGCACTAGTCGATGGCCAGACAATCATCTATGTAGGTTCCACGACCCTCAACCTGGCATCTAGACTTACAGCCCACAAATCCGCCGCCAACCAGGGCCGAACTCAACTTATCGCTAGGCACCTCAGGACAGTCAACCTCGACGATGTCTCGATTGTTTCCCTGGAAACCCTGCCCGGCGCCACCACGCAAACACTCCACTACTGTGAGCGAAAATGGGTGGAATGTCTATCCAAGACCACGAAACTCTACCAGAGTCAATACCTGAAGTGATATGGTATAATAGCCATAAGGAGACACAATGACGCCAAATGAAACCAAGACAGTAATCGAACTTCTAACCCAAATCCTGGCCCAACTCGAGAAACTCAATCAGAAGAAGGCCAAGTAATGCGACTAACAAAAGACCAGCAGGACCTCGTGACCTCCCACCTTCACATCGCCAAGAGGGTCGCCCAGAAGTTCGCGACCAAGCAACCACACGTACCGTACGAGGACCTCTACTCTATCTGTCTAGAGAGTCTCTGCATCGCAGCATCGAAGTACCAGCCTGGCACCACGTATGCCAAACAAGCCCGCCTAACGGCTAACTGTGATGTGTTGAATTATCTCCAGAAGGAAAATGGTCGACGAGCCCACGAGACCCTAGCCCCACAAGAAGACGAGGACTCGGAGGATAGCTCGATGTACGAGCCATCAAGCAGCCTAGAGTCACCAGAGGCCCTCTACGCCGTCAAAGAGTACCTCGATACCCTGTCGGAAGAGGAGCTCGCTATTCTAGACCTCGCGAACGATGGGTACTCTGATACAGCTATCGGGTATATTGCGGCGCGCTTCCGTCATACGGTCCGTGGTCGCAGGGTCGCGCTGGGTAGTAGGCTGTAGATTTATCGTCCAGTCGGCGGGCCTGGCCGGTAATCAGTAGTATGTCTACAGACAAAGCGATAGAAAGCGGTGTGACCAGGGATGAACGTGGGTTCTTCTTGCCGGGCAAGGCACCAAAGAGCCCAGGTGCCCCCAAGCAGAGCGAAGACCAGAAGAAGGCCCGTAGAGCCATCAAGAAGGCGCTCGCCCCACTACAGGGCACCCTGCTAGAGCAGTTTAATCAGCTCATTACACAATCAATCCCGAGACTCCAAGCCATCTTGCTCGACCCACAGACACCACCTAATCAAATCGTCGGAGTCCTCGAGTTTGTTGCTCAGTACACGCTTGGAAAACCGACGGCCAAGAGCGAGGTTGTCCAGACAGTTTCGGTGTCCAACATCGACCCGTCCAAGTTGTCGCCAGAAGAAATTAAGTTGATGCTCGAACTCGACTCCAAGCTGCAAGGCACCCTATGACGCCATCTCAGATAAATCAGTGTGTAGAGTTAATGAGCTCCGTAGCACCTCTCCTAAAGGTCCAATTCTCGGATGACGTGGTTGTGGGACTCATGCGATGTCTACTGTCTATATATAATATAGACTCGGAACTAGCTAGAGACTTCGCCGATAAAATCGGTATGAGGGAACTGCTGGAGAAGATTTTGATTTCCCCCGCCATCGCACAAACCTACTTCAAAATGGGTGGCTATGGCGACATGACTTTTGATGATTTTCTATCAGCCCAATTCGCGTAATGCGTCCACTGTCTCCACAAGACCGCCTCAAGCTCGAAAGCTCCCTCTACAGGCGGGACTTCTCGAGTTTCGTTCGTGCCGCTTGGCCGTATATTTGCTCTGATGAGATGACATGGGAGCTTCCTCAGCAAGCCATTACCACACACCTGCAAGCTGTCTCTGAAGGAGATCTCGGCTCTCAGTGCAACCTGGTCATCAACGTCGCACCTTCAAGCTCCAAGACCAACCTAGTCAACATCCTCTGGCCTGCATGGGTATGGACAAGAGATCCTGGTCACGTCTTCATCTGTGTAGCCCACGGGATCGACGCGACAACGAAGCCGGCCAACCTGTTCCTCAACCTGGTTGCATCAAACTGGTACCAAGAGCACTTCCCTGAAGTCGTCATCCCCACAGGCGCGGGTGCCTCTACCTCCAAGTCGGATATCCGCAACACTGCTACTGGCGAGCGAATGGCCTTTAGCCCCGGCCAGAAGGTGACCGGTCAGCATGCCCATACAATCCTTGTCGACGACATCTGTGACAGTAAAGACATTTCTAGATCAGTTATTTCCGACGCTAATACCTGGTTCGTCAAGACACTCTCATCCCGTGTTAAGCAGCCGACCAAGCGGAACTTCGTTGTAGTGGCACAAAGAATCGCGATGAATGACCTGCCATCAAAACTCATAGGCGACCCGACTGTCATTGGTCCAGTCACCCATCTGTGCATTCCAGAGATTCTCGAGACTCCACCTTGTGTCACGCTGAAAGCCGATGGAACTGAACTGTGGCGCGATCCACGAAGCCCGGGCGAGCTTGCGGCTCCGATCCGTCGCCCGCTAGACATCGTTACGCGTATCAAGAACAACCCCGAGTTCGACTGGCAAGGACAATATCAGCAAAACCCCTGCCCATCGCAAGGGAACCTATGTTTATCGGAGTATCTTAGCCATACGTATACATCAGCAGACTTGCCAGGAAGATGGGATAAACTCGGCGTCTTCGTAGATTCGAGCTTTGGCATTACGGATCCGACTGTTGCCATCGTAGTTGGCTTGAAGGGCCCTAAATTGTATTTCCTCGATCTCATCCGAGAAGTCCTACAGTACCCACAACTCGAAATCATGTTGGCCGGATTGAACCACAAATGGCGACCTCTAGAGATTTGCATCGAAGATTCGCCAGCCGGTAAGCACATCATTCAAGGGCTGCGCTCCAAGCTGTCGAACATCATCGCCCTACCAACTGGCGGCAAGAGCAAACTCGATCGATTTAGGCCTGCCCTAGGCCCTCTGGCGGGTGCTTCCGTCCTACTCCCCGAATACGCGCCTTGGGTGGCCGGTTTCAAGACCGAACTCTTGGCTTTCAAAGGCGACAACAAAGGTCACGACGATCAGGTCGATGCTACGGCATACGCAATCAATCGCTACCTCGTCACCAGTGGTCCGAGCACCCACGCAATCTTGACTGGGTACCTAAACGCAGCAAAACGAATGTAACCCCGTAGCACCGTAACACCGAAAGAAGGACACAATGTCGCAAAACAAATACACTAAGTTCTGTAAAGCGAAGTTGGATGCATGGGTCAGCACACTCACGGGTAGTGGTACAAGTGCTGATAAGTCAGCATCATTCCAGGCATATGCCTATATCATGAGCCCGACTACAGCGAAGAACCTGTACCGGGCGTCTGCAACGGCCAAGGTGATTGTAGACACGCCAGCCGAGGAAGCATGTCGTGCTGGATTCGAAGTCCAAATCGCATCCGACCCTAAGCTCGCGGCCAGTCTCCAGTCGAAGATGGAGACCCTGAAGGCGCCAGAAGCCCTCCAAGAAGCCCTCAGGCTCGCCCGTGTCTGCGGCGGTTCCCTCGTCTATATGTGCACCGACGATGCTGATCCAGCCAAGCCACTCACCCCGAAGTCCAAAGTCAAGGGCCTAAAGGTGTTCGGCGCTGGCGACGTCCTAGCCACTCAGGAGTATACATCAAGCCTTGACAGCCCCAACTTCGCCCTGCCCGCCTACTATTCCATCACAGCAGTTCTACCCGGTGTCTCCCTCAATATGGATCGCGTCCATTACACCAGGTTCCTTCGCATGGCTGCGCCCAGCGTCGACTTCAACGATCTGCTTCGTCGCCAGGGCTTCGGGCCTTCCGCCCTCGAAGGCCTTAAGGATTCCATCCAAGCATACGACACAGCTTGCCAGTCGGCTGGTACGTTGATGGTCGATGTCTCTGTTGGCACTCTGTCTATAACTGGCCTGAATGAGGCGATGTCACACGTCACCGAAGTCAACACTGATGGAATCGACCTCATCCGTGCCCGTCTCCAAATGCTAGATAAGACACGCTCAGTTCATCATAGTGTCGTTCTCGATGCTGGCGATGGAACCAAACCGGCCGAGACATTCACTCGTGTAGCAACTCCACTGACTGGCATTCCAGAGACGCTCGACCGACTTGCCCAGAAAGTCTCTCAGGACTCGCGGATTCCACTCAGCATCCTCCAAGGTACGGGTGCCACGGGCCTCCTCAACAACGGGAGTGCTTCCGAGAAGGCATTCCAGGCGTATTGCCAGACCATCCAAGTCCAATACCTTCGCCCTTGCATTGAGCGATTGGTGGTCGCATTGACTGGCAATCTCGAGCCTGACGCGTACAACGTCGTCTTCAAGCCCCTGGCCGTCCCTTCGAACAAAGAGATCGCAGAGACGAACAACATCCAAGCGACTGCAGACTGCGCCTATGTCCAGGCAGGTATCTTGACGGCAGAAGAAGTCCGGGCTTCGAGGTTCGGCGACAAGGCGTCGCTGGCTACCACTGTTGAGGATGTAGAGCTTCCAGAGACCGAGACAGAAGAGACAGAATAAGCTTGCTATGGTCTGCCAGGGTGCTCGATTTCGCTTTTCAACACACCTTGTGCAGACAATGTATAGTCAGCAACCCATCGTAATCACATGTTTGTGCGTCAGGGATTCACGCAATATCCTCCTGGCCCCCTAGCGAAAAGGTCTCAAGATGCCACGCAAACCACTCATTCCAACTCATCCCGACCTAGCGGCCAACGCATACTACAAGCGATGTCTGCCGTTGCTCAAAGACTTACACGAGACTACACTCAAAGCCATGCAGCCTGCTCTCGACTGGTACCGTGTCAGTAGAGAGTTCGAAGTCACAACCGACGCTTACACCGATTCAAGTCCGGCATTCTTCCGCAAAGCTAAGGAGAAGTTCGAGGCGGCAATCAAGCAAGCAGAGCAAGATTCCAAGTGGAGCAACAAGAGTGTAGCCAAGGTTGTCAAGCCGTCATTCAAAGACACTGAGAATGTAGTCAAAGGAAACCTCAAGCGCCAGAAGGTTCCAGCTCCACACCCCGACCCTAAACACCAAGCCGAATACCTACAACAGAACATCGAGCTCATTCAGACCATCCCACAACGCTCGTTCTCGACATTGGCAAGGATGATTGACAAGCACCTCGAGGGGAACGCGACAGTCGAAACACTGGCAAAGACCATTGAATCGCGTTACGGGGTCACCCAATCGCAAGCGGCATTGATTGCAAAGGACCAAGTCCAGAAGCTCAATAGCCAACTGACACACGATGCTTTCGTAGAGGCTGGTGTCACGAAGGGGATTTGGAGAACCTCCGAAGATGAGCGGGTACGAGAAGCCCATCAAGAAGTCAATGGCAAATCGTACGATCTCGAAGAGGGCCTAGAGGTAGACGGAGAAACTACATTTCCAGGTATGCCCATCAACTGTCGTTGTTTCTGTGAGCCGATACTACCAGGCGCCAAGTCGACCAAAGCCCCCAAGGAAACACCCCGAGAAACCCCTAGAGAAGCCCCCGAAGAAGCGCCTGTCGAGCCCACAGCGACTCCAGTCGAGCAAGTTTGGGGTGAGGCACTTAGGTTCACAAAGACAGAAACCCCTCAAGCTGAAACCATCGCCCGAGATTTACAGCTAGTTACCGAAGCGTCGCCTTTGCTTGCCAAGACATTGGTTGACAAGGGGGCGACGATCAACATCGACCTGGTATCCAAGTCGGTTCCAGAAGCTATTCGATACAGCAAGAAACTCAAGAATTTCTACGAAGAGGCTGGCCAAATCGAAGGTATGAACCGGGTGGTCACCGGGATGGTCATCGGCGAGAAGCATCTAGTCATCGCGAGCGGCGGAGGGTTGGGCACTGAGTCCATCATGGCTCACGAATATGGTCACGTCTTGGATTTCAAGGCTGGCTCGAAGCTTCTGTCTGGTACAGATTCGTGGCGCAAGACGTGGAAGGAATGGACGAAGCGACCCGACCCAGGAACAACCAAATGGGCTCACGACTACTTCCTAGATCCAACCACAGGACCTCGCGAGGCATTCGCCGAAGTCTACGCTCATACCATCGCCAAAGGTAAGGCGAACGCTGCATCGGTATGGGGTGACGAAATTGTCAACGAGATGGTTTCCACACTCAAGTCAATCGACCCCAAAATCAAGTTCGGAGAATAACATGAATCGCTCATTTTGGTACAAGCATGGAATGATTGTATATTGGAAGCCGATCTATGGCAAGAATTTCATCGGAGACGCATGGGCTATTTCCAGGCCGGGTGACCAGGGCTACGAAGAGCTTGCTAAGTCAACTCATAACATGCTTCCTCAGTCAATGGAAGCAGCGATAGCCCACATCTCAAAATAAATGTCAAGTCCTAGTCCAATATCCTTGTAGTCGCGGTAATAGGAGATATGACAGTCGTTCGGCGGTTGGACCGCAAGATCAAATGTGACACAACGCGCCTTGACAACGGCGCGCTTCAAGCTACAGCTCGAATCACGCGAGTAGGTGTATTCAATTACGTACTCCCTGACGGGTCACTCTCGCGTGAGTGGCGCAGCCCAGAGACTGTCATGGATGCAATGAGCCTAGCCAGCATGGAGGCTCAGAGCGTTACCTTGAATCACCCGGTGTCTGGTTGGGTTGATGGTAGCAATTACCGTAAGGAAACCCGCGGTACGGTGACTGATGTTCGCCCTTCCCAAGATACAGGTTGGGTAGAAGCCACGGTTAGAATTGTCGATGAAGAGGCCCTCCAAGCCGTTCAAGGTGGCCAGGTTGAACTGAGTTGCGGTTACACGGCAACCCGGACCCCGACGCCTGGTTTGACCGTATTCGACCCAGTTACACAAGAGACCATTGTTTGTGATGCGACTATCACTGACATCAAATACAATCACCTAGCCATCGTTGATCAGGCAAGAGCTGGCCATGGCGCCCGCTTGCTTCTCGACTCGGCGGACAACGTAGGAGTTGAGATGGAAGTCAAGACTGACAAGATTGAAGAGCGCGAAGGTAAGTTTGTCGTTCTCTCGATGACCGGTGAAGTCCTCGGCACTCATGAGACCAAAGAGCAAGCTGAAGAGCAACTCCGTGCCGTCGAGGCCAGCAAGCACTCCAGTGACTCCAAAGACGCTGAATGTCTGGAAACCACTGCCCCCAAGAGCGACGATCTCGCCCCTGCCCCCACCGAGGTATCCCCCGTGGTCGAAGTTCTCCCCGAAGCCCCCAAGGAAGATGCGGCCGACAAGATTGAAGTCACCGTCGTTCCTCCTTTGGATGAACAGCTCACCGCCCTCCAAGCCAAACTCGACTCGTTGACCGAGCAACACGCCAAGCTTTCAAGCCCTGGCCACCTCGAAGCTCTTGCCAATGAACTCGTGCAAGCCAAGGCTAAGGCCGCAAGTCTCGATGTCAAGGTAGACGGACTTGACCTCGCCGGTATCCATAAAGCCGTCGTCACCTGTCAACACCCCTCCCTCAAGCTTGATTCGTTCACCCCCACACAGATTTCAGACTTGTTCAGCGCAGTCCAACCACAACCCAAGAATGACTGCGCTGAACGTACTGTCATTCTTGACCAAAAGGATGTAACCCACATGGAACCCAAGAAGATTTACGTTGACGTTGCAGAGAAGATGAATCTCAACCTCCCCAAGAATGTCAAGCTTGACAACACGACCCTGTTCACGGCGGCCGAGTTGACCCAGGTTGAGCAGAAGTTCATCGCGGCCAAGCGCCCGGTGTTCGTGTCGAGCGTGATCCCTGTGCAGTCGGCAGACGAAGGCGCAGACACCTACAGCTTCACCGTGTACTCGATGAACAACGCGAGCGATCAGACGGCAGACGGCGTGTCCCTGACTGCAAGCGCTCTGACTGGCACGAACCAGACAGAAGTCATTGTTCAGTACCGCGATCAGTTCCAGGTTCTTGACCAGGAGATCCGACAGAGTGTTATGACGGGCCGACCGGTTGAAGGTCAGGGCGTTGTGCAGGCCAAGTTCAATCTCGTCGAGCGACTCGATAAGATGGCGCTTGTTGGTGACGGTACGCGCCTTGGTCTTCTCAATGCGGCTGGCACGTCGACCTACACAATTCCCGCCGATGGTTCGGGCTCTAGCGCGCTTTGGTCGACCAAGACCGCGGCTCTCATGATCCGTGACATGGCTGGTGTTTGCGAGCAACTCAAGACATCGAGCAACGGCAACTACACCGCGACTCACTTGTTCATCGGGTCGGCTCGCCTCGCGACCATTCGCCAGACAGTGCACTCGGATTACACGGCCAAGAGCATCCTCGATGTGTTCCAGACGATGTACCCTGGTGTACAACTCGTCGAAGTCCTCGAAAACTACATGCACACGACCCCCGTGACCGTGACTGCAACCGCAGGCAAGCTTAGCCAGCGTCTCGTTGCGGCCGACCTCTCGAACTCCGAGAACGTGGCTCGCGTTGTGGCTCTTGAGCCCGCCGTGACCCAAGTGAACAACATTGACAACAGCACCAAGTACGAAGTCAAGGTGCGTATGGGCGGTACGATTGTTCGCCAGTTGACTGCGGTGTGCATCGGTACAGCGGCCAGCGCGGGCATCTAAGTTTCAAGTTGTAGAGGGCGGCTGTTGATAGCAGTCCCCTCTCCTCAATCGCAACCGGTCCCTCCTCCCGGTTGCGTGTTGGGTTGATTCCCTGAACTGTTCAGAGAGTCTACCGAGCAAATATGGGCGCGTATTTCAGCGGGAGAAAGTCTGCCTTGCACGCAGAAGGCGTTGGTTCGATTCCAACCGTGTCCACTTCGAAAGGTATCAAATGGCCGCCATCACTAAAGCAGACGTAATTGCAATTGCCCCCGAGATGTCGGCCCTGACAGACGCTACGTGGACCATCTTCATCGCAGCCAGTTTGGCCCGTATGAACCCAGCGATCTGGGGGGCGAAGCTGAATTTCGGGCAATCCATCCTTTGCGCCCACATGCTCAAGTCAATCGGCTTTGGCGATGCTGTGTATGACAACACTGGCAAGATGACGTCAGGCAACCAGACCCCACAAACCGATTCGGAAGATCTCGATTCAACCGTCTACGGGCGTTCATTCAAGGCCCTCCGAGCTGACGTCTCTGTAGCCTCCGGTGGTTTGATTTGGACTGGAACCGAAGCGTAATGGCATTCAAGTTCAACAAGCTTCCGCAACTCTCAAAGCAGCTAGCCAAGCTGGCCGACAAGAAGCTACGGATTGGTGTATTTGATTCCGAGCCCCGCCAAGACGATGAGATTTCGAACGCCGAACTTGCCGTTATTCACACGTACGGCACAGACACACTGCCGGCCAGACCGTTCCTCGAACCCGCCTTGAAGTCGCATAAGGCGCAATACGCCATCGCCCTCAAAGCCCTCTGCGCCAAGGCCATCAAGGAAGCCGCCAAGTCGGGCAAGGACCCGAACGCCGAATCTCTCCTAGCCAACCTCGCAGGTCGAGCCATCAACGACGTCAAGCAATACATCAAGTCGAACAAGGTTAAGCCGCCTAGCACACCAGAGACCAACGCGCGCAAAGGTTCGGACATCACCTTAATCGAGACTGGTCAGCTTGTCAACAGTATTGAAGGTAGGATAGTGTAATGGCGATTCCGACATACGCACAAATCGAAGACGCCATTCAGGCCGCGGTTGCAGCTGGAACTGGCATCACTGGCAGCCAGGTTCGATGGGCAAACCAGTCAGATCCTAACGCATATGCCAATACATCAACATATGCAACCTTGAACGTAGCCACCATGGAACTCGGCCCGCCTTCTTGGTCGCAAACGGTAGGCGTCACGAACCTTACCCAGACTGCTACATCTGAGCTTCACCTCGAACTCGACGTTCAGATCTTCAATCATACGGCTGTCGGTATCAACTGCGCCATGGCTCGCATGGCCCACCTGGCCAATTACTTTCAACTCCAGACAACCATCGACACCTTGAACCTGTCGTACATCACATTGCAGACAGGCGTGATTCAACATATCCCTGTAAACTACCAGTCCAAATACCTAGACCGGGCGGTAATTAGGATTACAGTGACTTCCTTGATTTCAACCTCTTCAACTGCCCCTTGGATTTCTGACGTCCAAGGCGAAACCACCGTAACCAACGTCGACGGTACCCACCAACACTACCCAATTTAGGGAGTCATTAAATGTCTCTAGCCGATTTCGTTTCCATCTCCGTTTCGCCTACCGCCGCTGTTCCCTCTGTCCCCGCCCAGGATGTTCCACTCGTTGCCGCCTATGTGACTGCAACTGAGCAAGCGGCCAATGGGTTCACCTCGCGAGTCCGTTCGTATTCGAGCCTTGCTGGCCTTGCCGCCGACTTCCCGACTTCGAGCGCCGCCTACCGTGCGACCGCACCTCTGTTTAGCCAGGCGTCGGCTGTTGACCAGGTCATGGTTGGTCGTCTTGCCAACCCACCCGATCTTACCATCGACTTCACTCCCGTCATTGCTCATTCGAGCACGTACGCGGTTGACATCGTAGGACCGACTGGCGTTGCTGCAACCTTCTCGTATGTATCTGATAGCACCACGACCGCGGCTGAGGTTATCGGCGCTCTTGTGACTGCCATCAACGCCGGAAGCACTCTCGTCGTCGCGTCAGATGGTACCAGCTACCTTCGCCTTAAGGCTTCGGCCCCTGGCTTGTTCTTCACTGCCGTTCCCAGCTCGCTCTCGCTTGCACGGTTCACCGTCGCCCAGAATCAGGTTGACGCTGGTTTGGCCGCCGACCTTGCAGCCATCGCCCTCGAGAACAACGATTGGTACACCCTTCACCTGGCGACCGCTGGTAAGGCCGAACTTGTCATCGCAGCCGCGTACGCACTTGCGAACGAGAAGCTTGCGGTTCTTTCAACCCAAGACTCGGCTGTATACGATGGTTCGAGCACGACTGACGTTGCATACGTTGTCAAGGCGACCAATAACGATCGATGTGACATGGTGTTCTCCCGCTCGGGCGGCCTGACTCTCCCCGGCACGGCACTCGCTGGTTATGTTCTGACCCGTGACCCGGGTAGCGTGACCTTCCGTTCGGCCAAGATCAACGGCGTGACTGCCGATGCTCTGACCGATACACAGAAGGCAGCTGTTCAGGCTAAGAATTGCGGTATCGTGTATTCGTACGGTGGCGTGACTGTTGTCAATGCACCGTTCAACTGCAAGGGCACCCTGGCCCACAACACCCGCGACCTTGATTGGTTCAAGGCTCAGTTGTCGCAAGAAATTGCGGTGTGCGAGACCCAGAATGACAAGATCCCGTTCACTGATGAAGGTATCGCAACCATCGAGTCTGCAATCCGTGGCGTCTGCGCCCGAGCTGAAAGCGCTGGCGTCTGGGCTTCGGGTTGGACCGTTGTAATGCCGACCGCCGCAAGCGTCTCGAGTGCCAATAAGGCCCTTGGGATTCTCCCCAATGTCTCGGTAGGTGTCCAGTTCACTGGCGCCATCCTCCGAACCCTCATCAACCTGACCGTCACTCTCTAAGGAATACGTCGATGCCCCAATACAATCCCGCTAAAATTCAAGTAATCTACGGTGGCGTCAAGGCGCTACAGGTCGAAGGCATCAAGGTAACCCCTTCTGTCCCGATGACATCTAGCACCGTTCTCGTCGACGGTACCGAAGTTGTCAACGTGTCGAACGACAACTCGGCCGATGTCGAGATCACTCTCGCCCAAGCTTCGGCGACCAACGGCCTCTACAGCGCCGATGTGACTGCGATGAAGGCACTTGGGGCGGTCATCTTCAAGACGTTCCTGTTCAAAGACTTGAACGGCACGACTCTGATGGCTTCCGATACAGCCTACCTGACTGGCTATCCTGACGTCGAGTTCGGTAAGGACTCGGGCACCCGGGTTTGGAAGATTCGTTGCAGCAAGCTTCAAGTCGCCGTTGGTGGTCACTTCTAAGCAAATCCCTGAGGAGGGAACATGGTAATCAATCTAGAAACAGTTGACGGACCCAAAGACATCGACATCAAGCCGCTTGGTGGTGTGACAGCCACCATGCTGCTTTCACGTTTGCTGAAGAAGTTTGGCAAGCCCCTAGGAAAGTTCCTGCAAGACAACAAGGGCGTCGACCTCCTGAAGCTCGATGTCGAGTCTATTCCTTTCGAAATCCTCGATGAAGCCGAACTTGCGTACGCAATGACGACTCTGCTTAGCAAGGCGACGATTGATGGCAAGACATTCGACCCGGATTCTACGTTTGCCGGATGCTCGGATGAATTCTTCAAGGCTTCGCTCGCTGCCCTCAAGCTGAATTTCGGTGCGTCTTTCAAACGGCTGGTAAGCCCCAAGTAGAAACCGTAAGCCCTCCCCCCGTGTGCGAGCATGGGGTTCAAGACTGTCCACTCTGCGCTTGTTTAATCGATGACTCGGAAAAGGAAACGGACGAAGTCGAAGACAATCAACTGTGGCTCCAACTTGTGATGCCTTATGAAGGCCCTCAGGTCGCCACACGAAATGAAATTGAGACGTGGACGTTTGATGAACTCCAACTCATGAGCAAAGCATACGGTCGAAGATGTAAGGTCCTAGCCGATATACAGAAGAGGTAGCCAGTGGTTATAGCTGAATTGTTCGGAACTCTCGGAATCAAACTCGATGACGCGAGTTGGACAAATGCTAACCAAGCATTAGAGCTGCTTAATAAGACTGTAGGAAAAGCTTTCTCGGCTATCAAGAATACAATCAACGAAGGCTTCGAGGCGATTTCGTCCGTAGCCGATGAGGCCAATAATGTAGGTCGTGTAGCAGAGCAATTCGGGATGGCGGCAACCTCCCTAGAGGAACTCCAAAATGCCGCCATGTTCGCCGATGTTTCGGTTGAGATGTTCCAACGGGGCCTTGGCCAACTAGCTCGGACCGCGTCAGAAGCGGCAGCTGGATCCAAGGAAGCCGTAGAAGCGATGGCTGGCCTCGACTTGAAGGATGCGACAGGTCAGCTCGTAAATGTCGACGAATTGCTCTTGAAGGTCTCCGACAAGATGCAAGGCATGGAATCGGCCACTGAACGCGTAGCTTACGCCCAGAAGGTGTTTGGACGAGGTGGAGCGGCTCTAGTCCCTATGCTGGCTAAGGGTCGTGCCGAGATTGAACGCAACATTGCGATTGCTAATAAGTACTCCTACACACTATCGGCAGGGCAGCGTAAGGCATCCGAGGGGTTCGAGGTAGCTAAGAAGTCGTACATGCTTGCGGCTGGATCGATTAAGAGTGTATTCGCTTCCGCCGCCAATATCTCCCGCTTCTCCGAGCTCTATCAGCGAATGGCCGATGTCATCTCGAGCCCCGTCGTTCGTAGCGCTATCGAAAGTATTTCCCATGTCTTCGGTGGCCTGGTGTCCATTGTAGTCAATGTAGTCAAGCGGATTGAGACCATCTTCAAGGCCCATGGCAACGACTTGATTGCCGTCATGCATGGTATTGAGTACGCGCTTGGATATATTTACGGGGTCCTAGAAGTCATCATAGACGAAATCGACACCAAACTTGCAGAAGCCTTCAAGCCCATCAAAGAGCTTCGAAAGTGGCTTGATGAGCGAACGGGTGGCGGACTTGAATCCGATGTTAATGAATGCAATGAGAGTGTGTCTGGGTTGGCTGACAACATCAGAGCCAATGAATCAACGTTCGCAAAACTCCGCCGATGGATTGAGACGCCTTCGGGCGAAGACGGCGCGATAGGCGATATTCACAAGCTGATGAACGGCATGATGAAGCTTTCGGCTTTGGTCGAATCCATCAACACTTCAGTTGGAACTGCAGTCATCAAGGCAATAAAGGTCGCATTCGAGGGGTTGTGGGACGCAGTCAAGTACACCAACAAACTCGTAGGCGAGAGCATCGATTGGCTGTTGAGGAAGATTGGCGCCCCGGTTCGAGCCATGAATGAACTTGTAGGAGGCGTTTTGACAGGCACTATGCCGACAAGGAACGTCCTCGAGACCCCGTCTACCATGCCGATGCGAACTGGCCTGGCCTCGTGGGCTCCCGCGCCTGAGAGGTTGATGTCGACTCAACCGGCCAATCAAAGCCCTGTGACAATCCCAACTACCAATACGTTCAACTTCACGATTACCGAGTCGACTGACGCTAACGGGACTGCCGATGCTGTCGCCAAGAAGGTAGCAGAAGAAATGGACCGTCAGAACAAGTTCACACTAGAGACAGTCCAGGGGCAACGCTAATGTCTACATTAACAATGACTGTCGACACCACTTCGCTTGAGTTGACAGGGCTAGTGTCCGAGAGTAATACGACAGATTCGACGTTGACCTCGGCACCATGCGAAGATGGCTTCGATGTCGCCCAGGGCAAGGTTGACAAGCCCCATACTCTGAAGATTGAAGCCTTAGCCCAAGACTACACACATTCGAAGGAGGGCTACGAAGGACGCGCCGTAGCCATTCTTCAGCAGCTCCGAGACTGGCAAACGGCTGCATCGAAGGTGACTGTACAGACAGACGGTCCCTCGTTCATCGATTATGGATTGACGAGTGTCAGTTACACGAGGACGTCGAAGGCGAATCAACTCAAGCTCTCATTGTCTCTACAAGAAGTCAAGACTGTCAAGACGAAGTGGGTTGCTGGCCAGAAGACAAACATTCAACGTCGAACTCCAGATGCGATGGCCAAGAAGGCTGATAAGGTCGAACCCACCAAGCGCAATGATTTTGAAGTAGGACGGGCAGAAGCCCAAGCAGCTTTGAGGGCCAGATAATGGAATACCTAATCATACCTACGAAGACAGATGGGACCTGGTCCTATTCTCTCTATCTTGACATCGATGAATCGCCATACACACTTGACTTCAACTGGAATGAACGTGACTTGAGTTGGACTTGTTGGATCTCGGATGAAGATGGAGCCATCGCCGTCTCGAAGGTAATTCCCGGAATCAATCTTTTCAACTACACAGACCCTCGTCTTCCTACCTCCATGCTCTTCCTTGACAAAGACGGCCCAGCGGCCCCCGGATTGACCGACCTAGGTGTCAATTATAAACTGGTAATCGTTAACCCAGCGGCCATCTAATGTTCCTACCTTCGTATACATTGAACATCACCTACGAGGCCAATCCTCCGACGACGAGATCCATCAAAGCTACGACGGCTACCCAGACTTGGACTGTGACAGACTTGCGATGCTCGGCAACCATCAAAGCCGACAACACCAAGAACCCGAACACGGCCGAAATCAAACTGTGGAACGTATCGCCTGAGTCGCTAACCAAGATGACTGCATTGGGCGATGTGTCGTTAACTGTCGGATATACAGACGAGTCTTCAGGTGTGATCTTCCGTGGCAACTTGATGCAGTGTTTGACAAAGCAGGAAGCCGACGGCATGGTCACTGCACTTCGATGCTCCGATGGCGGGCGGGCCCACGCCCTAGGCAACATGCAGGTCAGCTTCAAGGCGAACTCGACGGCGACCCAAATCGCGAACAAGTTGCTCGACAAGGTAGTCGCAGAAACAGGCCTTGCTGAGGGGTCTACCAGGTCCGTGGTTGCAGCCATGACCCCAAAGGTGTACCGGCGCGGGTTCTCGGATTCCGGCTCATCGTTGCGCATTCTGCACGACTTCCTCCTAGGTAATGGCCTGGCACTATCAATTCAAAACATGACACTCCAAGCCGTACAACAGAATCAAGCTTCAAAGGCGATGGTATACGAGTTGAGTCCGTCTTCAGGTTTGATTGGGAGTCCAGACTTCGCCTCGACACAAGACACTATCAACTCAACTGATACATGCGCAGCTGCCAAAGCCAAGGCGAAGTCCAAGTTGCTCAAGCTCGAGTGCTTCCTTCTGCCCCTCGTTCAAGTCAACCAACAAGTCCACGTGTCGTCGAAATCGAAGGACGGTTACTTCACCGTCACGTCTGTAGAGCACAAGTTCGACACCCACGGTTCTGCTCCCTGGACCACAACCTTGGAAGTGACCTAATGAACCCTCAAATCTACGACGCAATCAAATCCGCTATCAACGCCGGTCTCCATGTCTCATTGCCTGCTCGGATTGAGTCGTTCGATTCCGTCACCCAGACATGTACCTGTCAGCCCATGGTCAAAGACACTACCCAATCTGGCGCGTATGTTCCATTCCCGGTCCTAGTCGGCCTACCAGTTCAGTTTCCAGGCGGGAGTCAGTTTACCGTTACTTTCCCTTTGGCGCAAGGCGATGAAGGTTTGGTCGTATTCTCTGACATCGACACCGGGGCTTGGCTGGATACTGGTAACGTATCAACTCCAGACACACCCCGTCAACACCATCTGTCCGATGGATTCTTTCTCCCTGGCACCCGAAGCAACGCCAAGAAGCTTTCCGAGTTCAAGACTGACGCCATCGTTGTAGGCAAGCAAGGCGATGTAGGGGTCCGAGTCTCGGCCAGCAAGGTGGAACTTGGGGTCACCCATTCGGAATCGGCTACAGAGGCGGCGGTCTTAGGAACAGCCCAGAAGACTGCAATTGATTCACTGGTTGACAATCTCAAGTCCGCCATCGACGCCATGCTTACAACTGGCGCCAACAGCGGAGGACCTGTTGCGTTCGCCGGTACCCCAGCATTCGCGGCTGCATGGTCTGCCGCCAAAGCTAGTTATGATGCAGCTCAGACATTGAGCACCAAGGTTAAAGTCAAGTAGTTAGTCCAATTCTCTTGCTAGGTCGGTAAGAGATACTATCGAACATCGGAGCCCACATGGCAAACGACAAACAATTCACAATTACTGGCACTGGTTCTCTTGTGGCCCAAGAGTTCGGTTTCTGGGCCGACTACCAGTCGATTCGGGTTTCAGTCGTAGCCGCCGACATCAGCTTCGATGGGACGAATGTCATTTCGATTGGCGCTGGCCAGGGGATTGAGTTCGATCGGCACCCACGCTGCAAACTTTGGGTCCGTGGTACCGGGGCTACCGTAACAGTCATCGCTTGCTCGAACTCGGAGGTCTAAGATGTCAGTTCGATTTCTGTCTTCGACTTCGCCTACCATTGGCGCTGCGATCCGCCGTGGACAATACCATTGGCCAGGTCGCTGTAATGGTGGCAATTTTGGCGACAGCGGCGGCGGAACGGCAGTTCCCGCCAACCGACTCTACCTGATTCCATTTTGGGCACCTAAGAGCTTTACTTGCACTCACGTTGGCTTTGCGCGAACAAACGTTGCTGAAACCACGTTGGGTGTCGCACTGTATGCCGATGGCCATGACGCTTACGGTTCGTGTCCCGGCACCCAAATATACAAACAGACGACTGGCATTTCGTGTCCCAATTCAGGTTACAATGAGTCGGCCCTGACAACCCCTGTCTCGATTGCGGCCAATACCGTTTATTGGATTGGCTTTGCGCCTAACCAGGCGCGCGATTGGCGCATTCTCCTTCGTGAGCAAATGCAACCAGTCTTGGGTGAAGACCCGGTTACACTCAAGACCTACACCCACCTATACTGGAATGGCGACGGCATTGATAATCTTCCTGCTGTGATTCCTTCGTTGTCATTCGGCAATGACGTTGACCACAAGCTTCCTGCGATTTGCTGCAAAATCACATTCGACTAAGGACACCTAATGGCAATCGCAATCCCTTCGCCTTTACCTGACGCAACAGGCTCATTGTCGGGCAAGGTCTCGTTGACAGCCCAAACGCTCGGGGCCGGGCCCAAGACAATCGCTCAAGTTGTCACCCCCATCGTAAACAACACGAATGGGACGGGTGCAACTGATGTATGTGTTAAGTTAGGGACTTCGGTTGCCGACGGTTCTGTCAATACAACCGCCAAACTTGTGTCGGTTCGAACTGGCATCGCAGGCACGGAAACTGAGAAGCTTTCGGTTCTGAAGTCTGGCGCCTTGACTACGGCTTCTACGATTGGAATGACGTCAGACCCATCTGCCCCATTAAGTGCGGCGGGTGAAGTCAAGATTCGAAGCAACGCGGGTGCCATCCAAGCATCACAGAATGGTGGTGCGTATGCCAACCTAGGCGGAGTTGACGTCACACTGACAGCCATCGGTTCGACTCCGAACGCCAACGGTGCCAGTCTTGCTGGTCAGGCTCTAAACCTCCAACCGGCGAGCCTGCTGTACGGTGGTGTTGTCACTTCTGGAACGCAAGCCTTTGGTGGCCAGAAGTCATTCAACGATACGTTCGTCCTGGCTACTACTGGGCTGACTTCGCAAGTAGGCCTTGATTTAGGTGGAGCACCGGGCAATCAGACGGTAAATGAGCCGAACGGTGTCGCCGCGATTGCTTCGGGAGCCACGTCGGTGACTATCACCAACTCCATGGCGACTCTGAGCTCGAAGATTGGTATTGAGTGGTATGGAGATCACGGGGCTATTAGGTCTTGGGTTGTTCGGGCAAACGGTTCGTTCACAGTCACCTTGTCCTCTGCGGCTAGCGCCAACACTCCCTTTGCTTGGTCTATAGCTACGATACAGTCGACCTTATTGTCTGGTCTGACTCACTCTTGGTCGCTCGATGGGAACTCAAATGACGTCTTTGTTACGGGTAACGGGACTGATATCAATGTCACTTATGTCGCTGGCAAATTAGGACAGGCAGCTTCGTTTAACGGCACGACATCTAAAATCACGACCTCCGTCAACGGACCACTTGGGGCGAGTCCTCGGTCTGTATCGATGTGGCTGAACAAGACTTCTACCGCGAACCGCAACGCCTTTGGGTACGGAATCCAGCTTTCTGGCCAATCTTTTGATGTGTTGTACTTCAGCGGCATGTGCATTTACGACACGGGCGCCACTAGTTCGCCTCAAGCGATGTCAACTGGAGTATGGCATCATTTTGCTGCAACATACAATGGCACTACAGTTCAAACATATCTAGATGGAGTGGCAGGGACTCCATGGGTGCATACATTGAATACTGTCAGTTCAACCCCAATAAACATCGGAACTGGAGTGCACTCTTCCTTTGCATGGTGGGACGGCTTGATTGATGATGTACAACTTTCATCTCGAGCTTGGACTTCCACTGAGGTTGCTTCGTTGTACAATGGTTCAGTTGGAAGATACTACCCGTTCTAAGTAAGGGCGAACAATGACAATCACAGAATTCCTTCAAGCTCAAGTCGCACAAGCAACGTCGAAGGCGGATCTTCGAGTCAAGGTTGGCGAAGTCATCAACGCGTTGAATACGTTTGCCGCGGCTCTTGACGCCCAACTTGCCGCGGCTCCGATGCAGTTCGCCGCCCAGGACCCCGACTACGCCGCCTTCGTCGAAGCACTCCCTACCCCAAGCCTTGGCTTGATTGAAGAGACACTTCAGCCTGAAGTTCCTGTAACACCCGAAGTTCCGGTACCGTAATGACCAACGTTCTCGTCACAATCTACGACTCGGCTGGCGCTCCGAAGAGTGACGCTACACCTACATTCGTAGCTGTCCGTAGTACGACAGGCGGGGTGTTGTCAAGCCCTACCATTACCAATCTCGGTAACGGCAATTACGGGTTTGAGCTTGATGGCAATGCTGGCTACCTGATCTCGACCGGCGCCAATCCGTTGTACGTCGCAGGCGGCGTTGGCGATGGCGTATGGTCTGGTCTGTACGACTCGGCCGGTGTCCCTAAAGCCGATGCGACTCCAACAGTGGCATTGTATTCATGGACTGGCGGTTCTCTTGGGGGCCAGATAATCACCAATGCTGGCGGTGGGTTGTATTACTTCAATTACACCCAAGAGTCAATCTTCAAGATGACGACTGGCTGCATGCCGGCTTATTACGATGGCACGATTGAGCTTGCCGCCCAAACACAAGAAATTGTCGTCCCTCCCCCAGTATCCGTCCAAGAGAATGTGTCGGAGGGTTATGTCCAATACAAAATCAATACATCTAGCGGCCTACCGGTTCTCGATGCAGATGGTAAGAGGATTCGTCTGTCGCGTTCGGATTCGTTGGCTCAAGCTCTCTGGTTCCGTCTCGCCCGCTTTCAAGGCGAGTGGAAGTACGACCTGGATTCTGGCTTGACATACAATGACTGGAATGAAATCCCGAATGCCAATCTAACGGCAATCCGCCAGACGGTTATGGCGGAGTTGTTTAAGGTCAAGGATGTTGCGGCTGTCAACAACTTGATCATTGAACTGGACTCAAACCACAATCTCACTATTGCAGCCAACATCAAATGCAGCGACGGCACAATTGTCGCTCTAGGAGTCTAGTATGGCTTACGGTATTACTTCGGCTGGCTTTATCCCCAAGACTCGCGACGCGATTTACACCGAACTTTGCGCGGCCGCAGTCACTGCCAGCGGCAACCCAGACCTCGATGTCTCGGCTGACTCTGATACCGGGTTGTTCATTGGAGTTCTCGCCGATGCCCTGGGCACCCAATGGGCGGTTACCGAAGGCGCTTACACAGCGTCTTACCCAGACGGAGCAACAGGAATCCCCCTAGAGAATGTCTGCGCATTAACTGGCATCACCCGTCTTGCGGCGACCTACTCCGAGGTTGAAGTCACGTGCACTGGAACGACTGGGACGTATGTTTCGGAAGGTACTCTGTTCAGTCAAGGACCTGGCACCCCGAATGTCTCTGTCATGGCAACCCAAGCTATTCCCGCTGGCGGGACTGTCGTTGTCCAGTGTAAAGCCGTAGCTACCGGACCAACATACTTCCTGGCAGGCACTGTAACGACAATCGAAACACCAGTTGCAGGGCTGACTTCAGTCTCGAACGCTTTGGATCAGTACGTTCTAGGTTCCGACATCGAGACTTACGAGGCCCTTCGCGTTCGTCGTCAGGCGTCCCTGAGGGCTCTTGGTGGAGCTGGAGTCGATGCAATTCGAGCTGCCGTCCTTCTTGTCGCTGGCGTCTCTGAATGCTATGTTCTGAGCAATGACACAGATGCTGTTGTCGATACACTCCCTGCCCACTCGTTCGAGGTCATCGTTGATGGCGGGTCGAATACTGACATCGGTCAAGCCATCCTCAACACGAAGCCTGTGGGAGTCTATTGTTTCGGTACGCCCGCTACAGCAGGTTACTTCGTCGTAGGAGACACATACACGATTACGACCGTAGGTTCAACTGACTTCACTTTGATTGGCGCCGCTTCGAATACGATCGGTGTTTCATTTACTGCAACTGGGATTGGGGCAGGGACGGGGACAGCAATGAGTGAACCTCGGGTTGCCGACTCGGCTGGTTCAACTAGGGTTGTCCGGTGCACACGCCCACCTTCCATCAACATTGGCGTATTCGTCGAGGTCGAGACATGGGGCGTTGTACCTAGCGGCCTGGCTGCATCCATCAAAGCCGCCATCGTAGCCCAAGAGGCTTCGTACCACGCCGGTAACGACGTCTACGCATCAAGGTTCGTACGGTCGATTTATGACGTATCGAGCTGCATTCAAAACGTCAAGTACGTCACCTTGACCCAAGCAGCTCCCCCGAGTACCCCCGCGGTTCCCACTTCGGCTTCGCCAACCACAATCTCTATTGGGTCTAGGAACAAGGCGGAGTTTGATTCGTCTTGGGTTACCGTGACAGTGACGGCTTTGGGGAGCATCTAATGGATACGATTGATTTTGGTGCAAGACTTCTGAGTGTCGTACCACAAGCATTCAGGGACATGCCCTGGGTTAGCGGTTTGATTAGCGGCATTGCTACCCAAGTCCAACAACTCGATGACTCGACATTGGTCATGGCCCGTCTACTTCGTTCCATCGAAGAGACTCCGATTACCCACGACTGTATTCAATACTCTTCTGGTGCCGCGGCTGTTGGTGCCGTTGTCTCGTCACTGCCAACGATCTGGGTTTCCGAAATCGGTGTCCCTGCCATCGGCACGACGCTGACTCAAGTTGGTGGGGCGACTGGTGTTGTGGCTAGCCACATTTTCGACTCGTCGAACGGATTGCTTAGGATCGAACTGTCTGGCGTGACTGGAACATGGGTCGTCGGTGCCGAATATTCTGGTACCGGTACCGTCGGTGTTTGTCAAGTATTCACGCCAGCTGCTTCTGGAACTATCTCTGAAATTGTATCCGGCACTTCGTCGGATGGTGTCTGTCGATTGACGGGGGTTACTGGCACATTTAACCCATCGAGCATTGCTCTATTTCCAGAGTCGGGGAGTCTTAACGGTCAGGCGTCGTTCAACGGAACGACATCGAAGATCGCCCTCCCAAGCTTCAATAAGCCGACGACATGGTCAATGAATTGGTGGATGACGCCGGAAGCTGGCTCGAATAACATCGCTTGGATGTTGCCACGGGGCGGCGGTAACGTCTTCTTTGGGAGGGACGCTAGCTCTACCAACTGGCTCCTAGTCGCCGGTGCAAGCTACCCGACAATGTGCAATCTGACGAATGATGTCAGAGTTATGGTAACCATCACTTACGACGGGACATACGCCCGTTGTTATAAAGATGGGACTCTCGTCAGTGGGCCGACGGCGATTGCCATTACCGACGCTACTGGAGTCGGGTACTTCGGGACCCTGGCAACATCTTTCTTCTACAAAGGCAAGCTCGATGAAGCCGTCCTCTGGAACCGCGAGTTGACGGCTGGTGAAGCTTCGAACTTATACAACTCGGGTGCTGGAACCGAAACTTTGTCGGGTTCGCTTGCATCTGGCGCTCTTCACCAATGGCACTTTAACGGGGACTCGCTCGACTCAATTGGGTCAACCCATGGGACAGATACAGCCGTTACATACAGTTCAATAACCGGCCTCTTCTTGTCTAAACTGTACTCACTCGACAACGCATGGCTAACCAACCTCGGCAAGCTTGTCGGCTTCGAACGAGCCGAAGAATCGGATGACGTCACGGTTCGATATCTGCGTAGCCAGATTGCGACCAACGTTGGTTGGGGTAGAATTCAAGATTTATACAAGGTAGGCGCTTCGTTGTTCGGCGACGGTAACGTCTACGTCGATGACGGTGGTGAATCCCAATCAACCGTCCCTGGCTTCGGCATGGCATCGCGAGGGCCTATGACGGTAACTGTCGGTCCTGTCGATGTCGTGACCGTCAAAGAGACTGATTACCAGAGGACGAAGGCTCAGTTGTTGTCGGTCAAACCGGCCGGTGTCGCGTTGTGGCTTGCCGCCCACCGGACCGCGACTGGGCTTGGGACCCCATTCCGCTTCGGCCTTCCTCAGGCTGCGATTAATACGACACCCAACGTCGATACTGACATTCTCTGGAACCTTCTTGGATTCACTGGAGACTTGTCGACTGGCCGCTACTACCACACAGCGACACGGCTGCTAGATGGCCGAGTCCTCGTAACTGGCGGCATTGGCCCTTCGACGGCCGCAACAGCAACGTGCGAGGTATGGGATCCGACTACCGGGACTTGGACTCCAGCAAGTTCGATGTCTCAAGCTCGCTACTACCACCGTGCCCACCTGTTGGCTGATGGTCGCGTCTTGGTCGTCGGCGGGACCAATGGAAGCGTGTCGCTAGCAACTTGTGAAATCTTCAACCCTGCAACTAATACATGGGCTCCTACCGGTTCTCTTGGGACGGCCCGAGTGACAGCGACTGCAGTCCTGGCAAGTGGAGACATCATCGCATGCGGCGGGTTTGGAACGGCAGACCTGGCGACATGTGAAATCTACAGTGTGTCAGCCGGGACCTGGTCTAACACCGGATCAATGCTGGCGGCTCGCTCTTTCCATACAGCGACAACGCTAACTTCGGGTCAAGTCTTGGTGGCCGGTGGAGTCGGAAGGTCTTCAACAGAGACGTTCAACCCAGCATCCTCTACCTGGACTTCGGCCGGTTCGATGACTTCAGCCCGCTATTACCATACAGCCACCCTGCTCAGCACAGGTAAGGTTCTGTTGATTGACGGCTCGTCTGCATCGACGTCTTGTGACCTGTTCGACCCAACCCCTCGAACGTGCACTGCTACAGGTTCGCTACCTTCTGCCCAGACCAGGCATGCGACCTCACTTCTTGCTGATGGCAACGTCTTGATTGCAGGCGGCGTTGGGACTGGTAACTGTAATAAGTACACTGTCTCAACTGGAACTTGGGAAGTCATGGATTCGCTGAACTCACCTCGGAACGGTGCTACTGCAACTCTGACGGAGACTGGCATTGTCTTGGTTGCTGGCGGGTTCTATGTCACCCCACAAGTCACTTGCGAAGTCTATTCACCTTCGATTACTGGTGAGCCGTGCGCCGTCTTCAACGGAACGACTTCGGTCATCACAACACCAGCCCTAGGCCCTTCCGGGGCTCAAGCTCGAAGCATGGGATGCGCCTTCTACCAACCAGCGGCCACTCCAGCTCAGTATTTCTTGGGCTACGGGACGACTACCCCAGGTCAGGCCTTCCAATTCAAGATCGATTCGAGCACGATTTCTATTGACATCGGTGGCACAAGCTACCCGTTTGGAACTTGCATTCCTGGCGAGTGGCACTATGTCGTAGTCACATACGATGGAACAACCCTCAAAGGGTATGCTGATGGTACGCTTGGACTGACTCTTCCTATCACCCTGACTACAGCGGCCATCGGTGTCTTCCGAATTGGAGCCGGCCCTTCTGGAGTTGGCTTTACTAGGTGTATCTCACACGCCCACCTACATAACCGGGCAATAACAGCCACTCAAGTTCAAATTCTGTACAACAATGGCAATGGCCCAGACTGGCAACATCTCGATGGCGCAGGTGACGGGATTATCCACTACTACCCGTTGATCAGTGGCATGTCGACTGATTTCGCCAGCCAGTTCCCAGGATGGCCCTTGGTCGGCTCTGCTGTAACCCAGACATCGCCCGCTGCTACTGGTACTGTCCATTCATATACACCAGCTGGTTATGATTCTGGTTACATCGAATTGTCTAATGTCACCGGAACCTGGACGACAGGAAGCCCCTACACGTGGACGTATGGCGGGGGAACCGTAGGTGCAGTCGGCCACTCTGGTAGCCACTTCGAAGCCCCTCCGACCCCGACAGATACATTCATTTCAATCGAAACAGTTTAGTCCGAATCTACGGTTTGGGCGGTAAGGAACAATATGGCACTACCAACAGCACTTGTAGCATGGGATTCGACTGACGCAAACACAGACGTCCCTGACGCGTCGCAACAGTCTGTCGGGTATGGATTGACCGCCTATCCTACGGCCGGTGTTCTGAATTACCTGTTCAAAGGTTTTCGGGATCACTGCGATTACCTCCAAACTGGTATCTGGGCAGACGCCCACACTTGGACGGACGCTCAAACTGTATCAAAGGTTTCTGCCAACCAAATCCTGACTGTAACAAACAACGGAACGGGAAAGGCTGTCTACGCCTATGCCGCTGGGGTTGGAACTGCGGTAGACGCTACAAGCGTGAGTGGGATTGGAGTTTTGAGCCACGGTGCCACGTATGGTGTCGACGGTTATGCCACTGCAAGTTCAGGAACAAACTACGGCGGAAGATTTGATGCTGTATCCGGAATCGGATGCAAGGGGTCTGGGTCGGTTTACGGCGTTCAAGGAACAGGAAACGTAGCTGTCCACGGTTCGGGCGGAAGTGTTGGTGTCTACGGAACTGGGTCGACTTACGGAATTCAAGGTATCAGCGGCGGAACTGCCGTCTATGGATCTGGTGTTATCGGCGCCCAAGGCGAAGGCGGGTCGACCGGATACGGCGTGATCGGCAATGTCGGCGTGTTGATTGGTGGCACGCTAGCTGGAACGGGAGTAATCGGAAGCTCTTCCGTTGGTTATGGTATTGAAGGTGTAAGTACTGTCAATATGGGTATTTACGGTCGTAGCGGTCCAGCAGATGGAGTCCGCGGACACTCGGCTAGCTCAACAGCCACATCTGGGGTGTCGGGCATTTATGCCGGGACCGGTAGCGGGTTCGGCGTAAACGGACAAAATGGATGTACCACCAACGGGACCAACGGGTTTGGTGGCTGGTTTAGTTGCTCTGGCGGTGGTACCGGAACTCGAACCGGAGTTTACGGGACAGGCGTCACATATGGAGGCAACTTTGATGGAGCGACCGGAGTTCGCGGATATGGTACAACTGGAGTATTAGGTGAGGCTCCTACATCTGGTTACGGTGTGGTAGGGAGTACGGTATCCGGTCGCGGAGTCTCTGGAAGTGCATCTGGAACCGGAGTCGGAGTTTATGGATCTTCGACGTCAGGACCTGGCGGTCAGTTCCTAGGCAATGCCAGTCGCGGTGCAATCAACCTGGCCGCTCAGACGCGAAGCGGCGGCGTAGAGGGCGACATCTGCTACGATGCAGGCCACTTCTACGGATATATTGCCACAACGGGTTGGGTTCGGTTGGATTAATATGCTCAACCTACCATACATAGTCGCCCAAATCGACCCCAACACTATCGCTTCATTGCTTAGTTTGGGACCGACTGGGTTTGCTGCACTGGCCATTGCTGGAGCTGTATGGATGTACATTCAAAACCAGAATTTGCACGCCCGTCACGTTGAACTCCTGAAGAGTGTGATCCCAGTAGCAGAGAAGCTTGCCGAGTCTGTTGAGAGACTTGAGCGTCGGCTTGATCGATGGGAGACGCAACCTAAGTAGGGGAGACAACATGACGAAATTCTGGAACAGTGTATTAGATGCAGTCAATCCGAATCGCAAATCAGACGCGCTATTCGAAGTTGCGATGTACCACATGCGGCGGGCGGGCGCACCTTCAAAGGTCGACGTTTTGTTCGCCGAGTTCGAAGCCAAAATCGCAGAAGCGAATGCAAGGATGGGTGTGTAATGAGCACCTTCGAAGCCGCTATTCCGGTGATTATGGCTCACGAAGGTGGTTGGGTGAACGACGCTTCCGATTTAGGGGCGGAGACGAACTTCGGGTGGTCGACGTCCACCATCAAGTCTCTAGGACTCACGGCTGCCGACCTAGGCGTTCCAGGGCCTATGTTCTCTCCCGGCTACTTGAAGCCGATGAAGCCGGAAGTTGCCATTGCTCTATATCGAAAAGAGTTTTGGGACAAGTTCGGCTTCGGTGCCATCTTAGACCAAACGGCGGCAACAAAGTGTATGGACTGTGCAGTGAACTGCGGCCCCAAGCGTTCCGCCAAGAT